TCACTTCTGGAGAACTTGGTGATAAAACGGAAGTCTACATCATTTCCGAGGATGACGTTCCACCTCTGATCCCTGACTCAGACAGCGATGATGACGAACCGCCACGTGTTCCCATATTGGAGAGGAAAGGAGATGAGCCCGTTCCACTTATACTGAGAGGAGGGGCGGGACCGTTCTTAGCAGCAGCTGTCAAGAACCAAGGTCAAGGTGGCAACTCGAAAGTTTCACGCCCAGCAGAGGCACCTCCGGAGGGGGTCGAGCACGCTAAAAGTGTTGACAACAGATTGAGTGAAGACCAGGATAGCGACGGGGAAGACCAGGAAGAATTTGAAGACGAAGATGACGCGAGGAAGGCACAGAAAAAGCAAAGGAAGTGGCTTGAGCGGAAATTCACGTACAACCCTCACCCAGGGATTAGGACTAAGTTCAGAGATCCCAACAAGGCTACTGTCGTCCAGTTTGATCAGGGTGGGGCACCGTTCTGTGGCCGCGTAGCTATAGATGTTGCAGCAGGCTTCAAACCAGATGTCAAAGAGTATCTGAAGAGCCTAGATGGAGACGAGGTCTTTGACGTCCCACGGCACATGGGGGCTCTGCACCACGTTGGTGAGTATGGGTTTAGCAGGGGCGTGAATGTTGTAATCCTGGTTGAAGGACAGCAGCCTTATGTCTTCAACAATCGGTATACACACTGGGTGGTTCTTAAATTACTTCTTCCACATGAGATGAAACCAGATCCAAGCGTACCAGAACCCGAACAGGAAGGGGAAGGAGAACAGAAAGAAGAGTGTGAGGCACCGCCTAAAACGGACAGGGCCGGACACTACGTGATCATGACGGCCGCTGTAAGCGATGAAGCTGATTTTGAAGCCGTGGATGGACCCGGAGTGGTCCGCCGATCGTGGCTCACTGGGAAACTGTTCGAGCTGACAACGGAAGCGAGGCTTGAACGGTTGTACTCAACTTTCGAAAGCGTGTACGATCGCGTGGAGCTGGGAGCCGTGACATCCGTCCTGACCACCATGGGCACGCTGTCCAAGCTGTCTTCAGCACCGGGTCTGTTCTTCATAAACGGCCCGGCCCTCCTTGGCTTTGTGGTTATTGGCGGTGTGTGTTACTTCGCTTATAGAGCGTTTCGGTTAAGCTTAACGAACGTGTATAAGGAGGAGACCGTGTTTTTCCGTGCAAAGTACGAACTGGAAAGCAATGAAGATGTCAGATGCCTAACAGCTAGGAGGGACGCTGTGGAGTATCAAGACCGTTTTACTGATTGCGTAGTCATGTCCTCATATCACTTTGACTATGGTTTTGGCACCGTCAAACTGTTCGATTGCCCCACGAAGGAACACGTTGTTTCGGACACCCTTTACAAAAATGGGCTCCATGCTGTTGAGATGGCTGCTTCCGTTGGCACCGATCCTAGTAAAGGAATTGTAGAGATCGGCCGCCAGAGGACAGTCAATTATCCAGCGGGGGAGAACGTTTTGTCTGGCACTAGCGAAGTTCTGATGATAGCATCTGCCAAAGTCTCGAAGGGCCTACCTGTTGGACCTAGGCTGAGGGGCATGATTCCTGTTGCCGCGCCCCCCGCCGCTGCCAATATCCCTAACGTGGACATTGCCATTGAAAACCAGCAAGTCGCCAACCTCTTGAAAGTGGTTGGAGCCGGGATGGCACCAGATTGCCCAAACCATGTCAGAAAGTTCAAAGTCGAGGCGGAGCCTGACAGACAGAAGGTGCCAGTCGGGGTATACCCTATAGGTACGCTGTATTCTGATGAACCTGTTGGACCCGGGTTTTATGCTGTCACAGATTCAATGAGTACCTTGACAGCTTTCGTTGGTAGGGGCATGACAAAGAGGATGCGCGATGACAACACAGTTGTAATTGATTTCATCAAGCAGAGCAAAGAGTTCTTGGACTACTACATAACTTCAGTAGATGTGAACTTGATAAGTCGCAAGACTGCTGTGCAACAATTTGCTGAGCACTACAGAGGGAAGAGATCAGCGGCTTGGATTGAGAACAAAATCTCGGAATATTATAGGTATTGTGCTGGGCTTATGACTCGGAAAGAGCGCAAGAAGTACGATCGCCACGGCTTCTTTGTGAAATTCGAGAGAAATGAGAAGGGAGGCTTACCGCGTCCTAGGGGCATCATGACGATGTCGGGCAGGATGTTAATAGAGTGTTGCCCAATTCTCAGTGTTATTGAGGCATGGAATCATGGTGAGTTTTCCAGGTTCCAGGTCAAAGGCATGACGCCTGAAGAACAGTTCTCTCGTATTATGGAACACACGAATGAAGCTTTCTCAGTGAGCGACTATTCCTCGTACGAGTCATCAATCGACGAGATGATTAGGGAGATAGAGGAGTACGTGATCAAGAGTTTGTTGGTCAAGGCAGGGATGTCCCGCGTCTGGGAGAGTTACCTCGAACATGCTGGAGGCAAACGCATCCTCCACACCCGATGGGGGGAATTTGTCATTGGGACTAGATGCAGTGGCGATTTCTGGACATCTTTTGGAAACGGGATCATAAACGTATGCGCAATGCGATATTGCGCTATAAAGAAGGGATTGCCATTTTACAAGATGCTAGCTGAAGGAGATGACGGGCTGCTTCCGACTTCAATCCCGGACGAGGCGATTCTTGCTTCTCTAGGTTTCAAGTTTTCCTCAGAGCAGCGTGGCACTCAGGATGGTGACTGCGACTTC